GAAGCTTTCGCTGAAATGGGATTCACAATTGAGAAAGCCACTGTGACTGCAAAGTCAAGAGCGCTCAAAGCTGAATACACCTTAGAACTTGCTCAAGATCTGAAAGCTATTCACGGTCTAGATGCTGAGACAGAATTGGCAAATATATTGTCAACTGAAATCTTGGCTGAAATCAACCGAGAAGTTATCAGAACCTTGAACCAGCAAGCTAAAATTGGTTGTCGTCAGGCAAACATCAATACTAAAGGCCTTTTCTCACTAACTAACGACGCTGATGGTCGATGGTCAGTTGAAAAGTTCAAAGGTTTAATCGTGCAACTCGAAAGAGAAGCCAACGTAATCGCTAAAGAAACAAGACGAGGTAAAGGTAACTTTATCATCTGTTCATCAGATGTTGCCTCAATTCTTTCAGCTTCCGGAATGTTGGACTACTCACCAGCTATGTCAACTACCCTACAGGTAGACGACACTGGAAACACATTCGCTGGTACACTTAACGGTAGAATGAGAGTTTACATTGACCCATATGCAACAGCTGACTATGTCAACGTTGGATATAAAGGAACAAACCCATACGATGCTGGTCTGTTCTATTGCCCATACGTACCGCTAACTATGGTACGAGCAGTTGGTGAAAACAGCTTTCAACCAAAAATCGGATTTAAAACCAGATACGGTATGGCTTCTAATCCATTTGTTGGAACTGCACCTGCTAATGGTCTTGCAACAGCAAGAACTAACCAGTACTACAGAATTTTCAGAGTGGATAACATCCTCACATAATATAAGAAAATTCTTTTCCAAACTAAGAGGGGCTTTTGCCCCTCTTTTTTTGTTTTAATCAGTATAAATAGAGATATGGATGCAGATAGCTATACAGAATATGGATATCGTGGAGCTAAAGAATTAGCTGACGCGCAAAAAAGAATTAAAGAACTCGAAGAAGAGTTGAAGCAGGTTAAAGCAGATCTCGCTGAAGAACGACAACAAAGAGAGGCTATGATAAGGTAATGGCAAATCTAACTACAAATTTAAATTACTTACAGCCTACCTCGTATAAGATTACGATAGATAGAGAAAACTATCCTAACTTAGAATACTTCGCTCAGAGTATCACACATCCTGGAATGATATTAAATCCAGTTGAGATGCCATTTCGTCAAGTTGCTGGTGTACCATTCGCAGGTTCATCGTTAACATATAACGAACTATCAATAACTTTAATACTTGACGAAAACTTAACAGCTTACAGCGAAATGTATGACTGGTTAAGGAGAGCTTTAACAGTTCCAGAAGTAAAATCGCTTAGACGAAACTTTGTAAAAAAGTCGATACCAACTTATAGTGACATTATGTTATCAATATTGTCGAGCCATAATAATAAGACGAAACAAATATCTTATAAGGAATGCGTACCAACATCTTTAGGAGATATTCAATTCGAATCTACTGCAACAGGTACCGAATTTATTACATTTGGTGTAACATTTAGATTTAGCTATTTTGATTTAGTATAGATATAATTATTAACGGAGATATATTATGATTGATTTGAAAGAAGTCCTAGCTGAGTGGGCTAACGATAACCAGATACATGAAACACATTTAGACGAATCCTCAAGAAAAACCCCCATATTACATTCTAAATATTTAGAGAAGTTAGCTAACGCAAAGCTATTACTTAGGAAAGCAGAGTTTTCTCAAAAGACTTTGTTAAAAGAAAAATGGTTATATTATAATGGTAAGATGGATAAAGAACAAATAGAAGATTTAGGATGGGATCCAGATCCATTTGATGGTTTAAAGATACTCAAAGGTGAGATGGATTACTATTATGATGCAGATCCAGAGATACAAAAATCAGAAGAGAAGATACAATATTTTAAAACACTAGTTGAAACATTAACAGATATAGTAGACACAATAAAATGGCGACATCAAACAATAAGCAATATAATTAAATGGAAACAATTTCAGTCAGGAAACTAACACACGCTAACTTACATATAGATTGCGACCATTCTATCGCAGAAGAACTTAAAGAATTCTTTTCGTTCTTCGTGCCAGGATATCGATATATGCCTGCGTTTAAACGTAGAGTATGGGATGGAAAGATAAGGCTATTCGATTCTAATAGCGGTGAACTACCAGCTGGTCTGTATCATCACTTCTTAAGGTTATGTAAATCACGAGACTATAAAGTTGATCTCGTAAAAACACAGTATGGTTTACCTGATGATATGAATGAGATAGCACCTGAAGAGATATACGATTATTCTAAGAAGTTAAACCTACCATGGGAACTTCGTGATTATCAGTTTGCAGGTATATTTCATGCATTAAAATATAAAAGAGCCATATTATTATCACCTACAGGTTCAGGTAAATCGTTGATAATATACTACTTAGTGAGATGGTACCTTCGATATGCAGCTAAAAAGGTATTAGTAATAGTTCCAACGACATCATTGGTTGAACAGATGTATAGTGATTTTGTAGAATATAATATGCCAGAAAAAATGGCACATAAGATATATTCTGGAAAAGAAAAGACTGACGAAGCAGAAATTTACATAAGTACGTGGCAATCTATTTACAAACTGCCTAAAATATGGTATAGTCAATTTGGTGCAGTATTTGGTGATGAATGCCATGGATTTAAATCAAAGTCGTTGATGAATATAATGAATAAAGCTACAGAAGCAGAGTATAGATATGGGACTACGGGTACCCTAGATGGTACTCAAACGCATGAGCTCGTATTACAAGGATTATTTGGAAAGACATATAAAGTAACGACAACAAAAGAATTACAGATAAATGAAGTGTTAGCAGAGCTAAACATAAAGAGAATAATATTAAATTATAATAAAAAGATAAGAGATGAATTTGGACCAAGGTCATATCAAGATGAAATAGATTATATAGTAACATACGAAAAAAGAAATAATTTTATAGCAAACTTAACGTTAGATCAAGAAGGGAATACTCTCGTATTGTTTAATTATGTTGAAAAGCATGGTAAACCACTTTTTGAGTTGATAAATAACAAAGCAGACGAAAAAAGAAAAATATTTTTTGTCTCTGGTAGTACACAGACTTCAGATAGAGAAGCTATAAGAGGAATTGTAGAAAAACAAAAGAATGCAGTTATCGTGGCTAGCTTGGGTACTTTTTCCACTGGGATTAATATTCGTAATCTCCATAACATTGTCTTTGCATCGCCGTCTAAAAGCCAGATTCGAGTACTACAATCGATTGGAAGAGGACTCAGAAAGTCAGACAACGAAAAACCAACGAAGCTCTTCGACGTTATAGATAACCTATGTAGCAAGTCAAGAAAAAACTTTGCAATATTACATTCAGAAGAAAGATTAAAAATATACGAGAGAGAAAAATTTATGTTTAACACCTTCGAGATAGATTTATGAGTAAAAAAGATATAAAGCAATTTAGGTTATCAACTGGAGAAGAGATCATCTGTGAGATCTTAGAATGGGACGATGAAGATACTAGCGCTATGCTCGCGCGTGGAATTTTAAAGATCGTAGAAACAGAAGATTGGAAACAAGGTATAAGACTTATAGCATTTAGGCCATTTATGGCATTTAACGAGGATCCAGATATAATACAAACCATCAACAGCGAGCATGTAATAGCAGAATCAACTCCTGCAGATGGACTAATTAAAATGTATGCACGATGCATAAGAAAAGTTAAACAAGACATAGCTAAATATCCAGAGTTACCGACCTTCGACGTCGACGATATAACTCATATGAGCGATGAAGAACTTCGCGATTTTGTAACAGGTGAAATGGATAGATTAAGTATGAAAAAAACAATTGAAACAGATATAGATTCAGATAATAATGATAATGTTATAAAATTTAGACCTAAGGACACGACCTTCCACTAGGGATATATCTCTCTCCCAGGTAATCTTTATTAATTATACCATACTGGTGTAATTTGTACATGCTTAAAACATCACATCATATGATAAAATATATGTTTACAAAACGTAAAATATTTGATAGAATTATATTATTAACGCGAGGTAATTATTATGGCTAGAACAAAAAGACGCAGCGTGCATTATGTAGATAACGCTAAGTTTTCAGGCGCTGTCGTAGACTATTGTACGATAGTAGAAAAAGCTAGAAAAACAAAAGAAGAAATTCCAAAGGTACCAGACTACGTAGCACATTGTTTCTTACGTATTGCTGAAGGCCTTTCTCATAAAGCTAACTTTATTAGATACACATATCGAGAAGAAATGGTTATGGATGCAGTAGAAAATTGTCTTAAAGCTATAGGTAACTATAACTTAGAAGCAGCTACACGCAGCGGCAAACCTAATGCATTTGCATACTTCACACAAATTACATGGTATGCGTTTCTTAGAAGGATAGCAAAAGAAAAGAAACAACAAGATATTAAATTAAAGTACCTTACTAGTTCTGGTATAGAACAGTTTGTTACACAAGAAGATGGTTCTGCAGCAACTAATTACGTTGTAGGTGCATTTGTAGATTCGCTTAAAGATAGAATAGATAAGGTAAAGGTACACGATACTGAAATAAAAACATATGCTAAAAAGGTAAAGAAAAAGAAAAGGATGAAACATGTTGATTCAGATCTTTCGGAATTTATGGCATGAAGAGAAAGCAAAAGGTGCAAATCTTTTCTATAGAATATACAAGATCTGGTATCGTAACACTTCCGCACGAATACATGAAACAAATTAATGTAGAAGTGGGTGATATGATAAAATTTGAAGTGCACGAAGGATTTATAAAAATAAAGAATGCAAATCATATAGTCGAAGATTTTAGAATGAATGAGGGTAATATAGATGAAAATAGCGATATTAAATGATACACATTGTGGTATAAGAAATGCATCACAAATATTTTTGGATAATGCTAAAGACTTTTACGAAAACATATTTTTTCCAGAATGTGATAAACGAGGTATCAAACAGATACTCCACTTAGGTGATTATTATGATCATCGTAAGTATGTAAACTTTAAAGTATTAAATCATAATCGTAATCATTTCTTAAATAAAGTAAGAGAAAAAGGCATGCGAATGGATATTATTCCAGGTAACCATGACACTTACTTTAAGAATACGAATGAACTTAACTCGTTAAAAGAATGTTTAGGCCATTATATGAATGAGGTTCATATTGTAATGGAACCAAAAGTTATGGAATATGGTTCTTTGAAAATGGCTCTATTACCATGGATTAATCAGGAAAACTATGAGAAGTCTATGAACTTCGTTAATAATTGTAAAGCTGATTGGTTAGGCGGTCATTTAGAATTAAGCGGTTTTGAATTGATGAGAGGTATAACACATCAGCATGGCATGGATGCGTCATCTTTCGAAAGGTTTGAGAAAGTATTAACTGGACATTTTCATTGTTCTTCTCAAAGAGACAATATATGGTACTTAGGCGCACAGATGGAGTTCTTTTGGTCAGATGCGCATGATCCTAAATACTTTCATATACTAGATACAGAAACTAGAGAAATAGAAAAGATAAGAAATACTTACACTTTATTTGAAAAAATAGTGTACAATGATGAAAAAACAGTGTATAATGAATATGATACGACAAAATTAGATAAGAAATTTGTAAAGATTGTGGTCGTAAATAAATCAGATACATTCGAATTTGATAGATTCATTGATAGAGTACAGATGCAGAATGTTTATGATTTAAAGATAGCAGAGAACTTTAGCGAGTTTGTAGGTGCAAATATAGCAGATGAAACACTAGAAGTTGATGATACACCAAAACTTATGGATGATTACATAGAAGCCGTTGATACAGATCTTGACAAATTTACTATTAAGAAACAAATGCGAGAACTTATGAATCAAGCTCAAGCAATGGAAACAGTTTAATGTCTTTTACCCTAAAGCAAATACTTGGGATAAAAAAAGAAGAGATCGATGATAATGATGATCCTAAAGTAAATATACATACATTATATAAACACAGATGGGTATGGTACCATCTTATTCTCTGCATACAAATGATAATAACTAACGTTCTATTAGTAGGAATATTGATAGTCATGGCAATTAAATTATGATAAAATTTTTGAAGATACGTTGGAAAAACTTTCTTTCGTATGGTAACGCATTTACAGAAATAGACCTTACTAAAAATAAATCTACACTTATCATCGGTCAAAACGGTGCAGGTAAATCAACAATGTTAGATGCATTATCCTATGCGCTATTTGCTAAGCCTCATCGTAATATAATTAAGAATCAATTACCCAATTCTATAAATCAAAAGAATTGTGTAGTTGAAGCAGAGTTCTCGGCAGGTAGGTCATTATATAAGATCGTAAGATCTATAAAGCCTACTAAATTCGAGATTTGGAAAGATGGAGAGATGCTCAATCAATCTTATCATTCCAAAGACTACCAAAAGATCCTCGAGCAAAACATCCTTAAACTCAATCATAAGAGTTTTCATCAGGTAATTGTATTAGGTTCCTCCTCATTTATTCCCTTTATGCAGTTACCTGCACGACACAGAAGGAATGTTATCGAGGATCTTTTGGATATTAATGTGTTCTCAAAGATGAATATAATCTTAAGAGAAAAAACATCAATACTCAAAGACGAGATAAAAGAATTATCATACAACTTAGAGATAGCTAATAATAGAGTATCTACACAAAAGAAATATATTCAAGACGTTAAACAACTTACAGATCAGAATATTGAGTCAAAGAATAAAGAGATAGATGAAGCTCGAACTGCTATCGATGATCTTGTAATTAAAAACAGTGATATGACAAAAGAGTTAGAAGAACTAGCTCCTCAAAATAAAATAGATCTTAAAGAGTCAAGTGATAAGAAGACAGACATACTTCATAAGCAAGCTAGACTTAGATCTAGTATTGAAACCCTTGTAAAAAATGCAAAGTTCTATGAAGATAATAGCAATTGTCCAACATGCGAACAAACAATTACAGAAGATTTTAGGGCCAATAAGATAAAGTTAACTAAAGAAGAAGCTAAGACTTTATCAGATGATATGAATATTTTGCGAGATGCTGCAGCGGATGTAGAAGATAAGTTATCTAAAGCTTCTGCCATAGCTAGTAAACTTGCAACCATACAAAATGATATTACAAATAATAATAAAGAAGTAGAAAGACTGACAAGACTCGTTAAGAAAACTTTAGATGAAATAACTACTGATTCAGTTAAAGATTTGAATGAAGCTAAGACAGAGCTCGAAAATATTATCGAATCTGTTACCGAAGCAAATGATCAAAAGACAAAAGCTAACGAGCAATATTCATATAATTTGGCCATGTCAGAAATGTTAAAAGATACTGGTATTAAGACAAAGATAATAAAGCAATATCTTCCTGTTATGAATACTCTTGTTAATCAATATCTACAAGTGTTAGACTTTTATGTGCACTTTGATTTAGATGAAGAATTCAATGAAACGATACGATCAAGACACAGAGATGTATTTACATATGATTCCTTTTCTGAAGGAGAGAAGCAGCGTATCGACCTATCACTATTATTTACTTGGCGTCAAATAGCCAAGATGAAAAATTCTGTATCAACTAACTTGTTAATACTTGATGAAACTTTCGACTCATCCCTCGATCATGATGGTGTAGAAAACTTATTAAAGATATTAAACACGTTAGGCGATGGTACGAATATCTTTGTTATATCACACAAAGGTGAGATCTTAAATGGTAAGTTTGATGACACCATTGAATTTAAGAAAGAAAGAAATTTCTCTAAAATTGCTGCTTAAGGGTTTACATTTGTCGAAATATGTGGTATAATTATTATACAATTTAAAATGAGGTTTTTATTATGGAACTAACTGAAAATACTTTATCAGTGTTAAAAAATTTTTCTGGTATTAATCAGAATATCTTGATAAAACAAGGAAACGTTATCAAGACAATTAGTGAGGCTCGAAACGTTTTAGCCATAGCTAATGTAGTAGAAGAGTTTCCTAAAGATGTAGGCATATACGATCTTAACGAGTTTATTGGTGTGTTGGGTTTAGTTGATACACCTAATTTAAAATTTGATGATGACTTTATGACAATCAGTGATTCAACTGGAAGATCTAAAATAAAATACTTTTACTCTTCTGAAGATACACTTACAACGCCATCGAAAGACATCACGATGCCAGAATTCGATGTAAGATTTAAATTAGATGTTGAAGTCTTAAATAAATTAAAGCGTGCTGCTTCTACTCTTGGTCATAACGAAGTATCAATAGTTGGAAAAGATGGCATCCTTAACTTATCTGTTGTAGATAGCAATAACCCTACGTCAAATGCTTTCTCTATAGATATAGATGGTGAGTTTAAAGAAGATGCAGTATTCAACTTTATACTCAACATAAATAACTTGAAAATAGTCAGTGGAGATTACGACGTACAAATCTCTTCTAAACTAATATCGCAGTTTACGCATAGTGATGAAAAGCTACGATATTGGATAGCAATGGAAAAATCCTCAACTTATGGAGTATAATTAAATGGCGGATGAAAAGAAAACTGAAACACCAGCAGCTGCACCTGTTTCACCAAACTTAAAGCAACTACAAGAGTTATCTAACAAGGCATCTCGAAGTACTGTTGCAGTGATTGATGCGATGACACAAAGAGGAGCTTTCAAAGGCGAAGAGCTTTCTACTATTGGTGGTCTTCGTGATCAATGCATACAAATCATTCAACTTGTAGAAAATATAGAGCAAGAGACAGCATTACAATCTTAAGCATTTACTTTCTCATCGAAGTGTGGTACAATTATATAATGGAGGAAGTGAATGACAGATTTTTTATGGGTCGAAAAGTATCGACCAAAAACTATTGCAGAAACTATATTACCCGAAAAGCTTAAGTCTGTATTCGAACAGATAGTTGCATCTGGTGAATTACCAAATATGCTGTTTACTGGTACAGCTGGTACTGGTAAGACTACGGTTGCAAAAGCTTTATGTAACCAATTAAATCTAGATTATATCTTGATTAACGGTTCAGAAGAGGGTAATATAGACACATTACGTGGAAAGATTAAACAGTTTGCTAGTTCAGTATCTTTACAAGGTGGCTATAAGGTCATAATACTTGACGAAGCAGATTACCTCAACCCGCAATCAACTCAACCTGCTTTACGTGGATTCATCGAAGAGTTCTCTAAAAATTGTAGGTTTATATTAACATGTAACTTTAAGAATAGAATTATTCAGCCGTTACATTCTCGTTGTGGTGTCTATGAGTTTAATACATCTAAAAAAGATTTAGCAGCGCTTTGTATGCAGTTCTTAGATCGTGTGTGTATGATATTAGATGAATCGCAAGTTAAATACCAAAAGGGTGATCTAGCTAATTTGATTATGAAACATGCTCCTGATTGGAGACGTGTTCTTAACGAGTTACAAAGAATAAGTGTAGCTGGATCTATCATAGTATCTACAGATAAGACTGACTCTTATGATGTTTTGTTTCAATGTCTTAAAGCAAAAGACTTTAAAAAGATGAGGCAATGGGTTGTAAACAATATAGATACTGATGCATCTGCGATATTTCGTGGGTTATATGATAAAATGATAGATCATCTAAAACCGCAAGGTGTCCCACAAATGGTGTTAATCCTTGCAGACTATCAATACAAACATGCTTTTGTTGCAGATCATGAGCTTAATGTTGTAGCATGTTTGACTGAAATTATGGCAAATGTGGAGTTTATATAATGTTTAAAACTGGCGCAAACTTATTTACATCGGGTGACTTTATTAGTCATGCTGGTTTACCCTTAAAATGGAAAATAGAATGTGATGCAATTAGATCAGAAGAATGGGATTGTCTTGCTCAAATGATAATGGAATATGAAAAGTTTCCGTTTAGAGAAGTCAAAGGAATTCCTACAGGCGGAGTATCTCTAGCCTCTGCTTTAGATAAATACAAAAGTCCTGATGCGGATGATTTAGTAATGGTAGTTGACGATGTATGGACTACTGGTATGAGCATGCAAGAATTTGTAAAAGACAATTACCCGAACCATTTAAGTGCTCAAGTTAAAAAATGGGTAATATTTGCAAGGAGACCTCCCAATGACGGAACAAGAGCTTTATTTACAATGCCAGGATAAAACATGTTATTAGAAAATGATTTAAAATTAGACTTTGGCAATGTTCTTTTAAGACCAAAAAGATCTACAGCAGAAAGCAGAAAAGATGTAAACTTGTGGAGATCCATGAAGTTTAGAAACTCTGATGGAGAGTTTTATGGTGTACCAATAATGGCTGCAAACATGGATGGAGTTGGTACATTTGAAATGGCAGAAGTACTTGCTTCAAATGGAATGTTTACTTGTCTTAATAAAACGATACCCGCTATGGATCTTGTCAATCACTTTGATGCAGAAAGCAAAATGCCTGGAAATTATACGGCTATGACTATTGGTGCTACTAAAAGAGATGAAGATAAATTTGCTAACGTATACGAACAGACAGATGGAAAAGTAAAGTTTCTTTGCATAGATGTTGCAAATGGCTACACAGAGTATTTTAGTCACTTTATATATGGAATGAGAAGCACTTATCCGGATTTAACTATCATAGCAGGTAATGTAGTAACCGCAGATATGACACAGGAGTTAATAATAAATGGAGCAGATATTGTTAAAGTGGGGATCGGTCCTGGGAGCGTTTGCACGACTCGTATTCAAACTGGTGTTGGTTATCCTCAGCTTAGTGCTATTATTG